AACGAAGATAACAAGGCGGCTGATTATGCCGAACTTGCGAAGGGTCAAGGGTTTCAACCGACACAAAAGATGAAGGTTGAGCCCATGACTCTGAAAGCGCTAGTCCGTGAGCGTATTGAGGCAGGTAAAGAAATGCCAACGGAAATTTTCGGAGTGTTCTCTGAAAATAAAACTACAATAAAAAGGAACAAGTAACATGAACCAAGTAGCAACAAAAAAAGAAGGAGCATTAGCAACATTTGATATGGAAGCTGATGCAAACAAGGGCGCTCAAAATATATCGCAAGAAGATCTTGCGTTACCTTTCTTAAAAATTTTGGGTCAACTATCTCCAGAAGTAAACAAAAGAGATGGTAAATATGTCGAAGGCGCAGAGCCAGGCAAAATCATAAATACCGTGACCAATCAGTTGTATGACTCTTTAGAAGTTGTACCAGTCTTTTACAAAAGACAATACATTGAGTGGCAAGATAGAGGCACTAGCACTGGTGCACCTGTTGCAATTCACGAGGCAGACAGTGATATTGTTAGTCAAACCACAAGAGGTAAAGACTACAAAGATAGATTAGCAAATGGTAACTATCTTGAAAATACAGCAAGTCACTTTGTATTAACTGTTGGTGATAATCCATCTACAGCTTTGATTTCTATGAAATCTACTCAACTTAAAGTTAGTAGAAAATGGAATTCAATGATGATGGGCATCAAAATGCAGGGTAAAAATGGATTGTTTACTCCGCCAACTTACAGCCACATTTATAAGCTATCAACCGTGCAGATGTCTAACGACAAAGGAACATGGTTTGGTTGGGATGTAGCAAAAGTAGGACCAGTTACAGATAAATCTGTATATGATTCCGCAAAATCTTTTGCAGAGTCTGTAGGTAAGGGTGAGATCCAAGCTAAACACGGAAGTGAAGAGACTACAAAGTCTAATTCAAATTACTAAAATCCTAGGTAGTGGGCGTCGAAGCTAGCGTGGAAACGCCCACTTATAAAATATGATTGAGAAGTTTAAAAACATATTTCAAGGATTAGACCGTGCGCACGGTGTCACTATTGTTGGTGAATCAAATGGTAATGGCACTAAGGTAAAAGGTAAATCATTTGTAAAACGAGAACCAATTACCACTGAATTATGGCAAAAACATTTAGATGGCACAGATAGTTTAGGTGTAATACCAATTAATGATGATAACAAATGTAAATGGGGTTGTATAGATATTGACTCTTATGCAGGATTTGATCATCAAAAACTTATAAACAAAATTAAACAATTTAAGTTACCACTGGTGGTGTGTAGATCAAAATCTGGTGGTGCACATGTATTTTTATTTACAAAAGATTATGTATCAGCAAGTTTGATGCAAGATAAATTAAATGAGATTAGATCTGTATTGGGTTATGGTGGATCAGAAGTTTTTCCGAAACAACGTGAATTAAAATCGAAAGATGATACAGGAAATTTTTTAAACTTACCATACTTTAATTGCAGTAATACAACAAGATATGCCTTTCTTGAGAATGGCGAAGCTGCTACATTAGACAGTTTTTTTGAGTTAGTAGAAAGATATAAACAAGAAGACATTAGCACAATAGAAGTTAAAAGACCAGAGACACCATACTCTGACGGTCCACCATGTGTTGAACTTATGGTGCAAAACAAAGTTACAGAGGGTGGTAGGAACAATGCGTTGTTTCACTATGGTGTGTATGCAAAATCTAAATGGCCAGAAAATTGGAAAACAAAATTAATTTTATTTAATGAATCTGCAATGGCACAACCATTGTCAGACATAGAAGTAAATATAATAACTAAACAACACGAAAAAAAAGACTGGGGTTATAAATGTAATGATCAACCAATGTGTAGTTTGTGTGATAAAAAATTATGTAAATCTAGAAAGTTTGGTATAGGTCAAGAGATAACATTTCCGAATCTTACAGATCTTCAGGTTGTAGCGCTAGAAGAACCATATTATTACATGAACGTAGATGGTGATAGATTGTATCTTGACTCTGCAAAACATTTAACAAACCAAAGTTTATTTCAAGAAGAGTGTGTAAAACAATTACGATTTAATCCACCAACACTAAAGACAAATGATTGGAAGAAACTTACGAATATATTATTAGAGAATGCAGAGGTAACAGAACCTGCAGAGGGCACAGGAACAAAAGATATATTAAGAAACTATCTTGAAGACTATTGTGTAAATAGAATACAAAAAGATGACTACGAAGATTTAAAAAATGGTGGCACATATACTAAAGAAGGATATCATCACTTTGTATTTGATAACTTTTTTCACAACTATCTATCAAGAAAACATTGGAAAGTGCCATATCAGAGAACATCACAAATGTTAAAAGATAATTTAAACTGCACAACTAAACGTGTAGGCAAACACAAATTGTCTGTATTTGTTGTAACTAGATTTGATAAAAAAGAAGAAACATATAAACCAAAAAAATTTAAGAAAGATAATTATTAATGAGAACAATAATATACGGACCACCAGGTACAGGTAAAACACACACTCTATTGCAACACATAGAAAAATTTCTTGAGACAACCGAGCCTGATAAGATCGGATATTTTACATTTAGTAAGAACGCTGCCATAGAGGGTAAAGAGAGAGCTGCAATTAAATTTAGATTATCTTTGTTGGATGACCTACCATACTTTCAAACTCTACATTCATTTTGTTTTAATCAACTTGGTTTAAGTAAAGATCAGGTTATGAAAGAAAAACATTACAAAGAATTAGGAGAGAAGATGGGATTAGAGATAGAAGGAACTCAACAAGATGAGGACCACGATAGTGTATTTTATTCAAAGAATCCGTACATACAATTAATAAACATAGCACGATCAAAAGAAATAGATCCTGTAAAATATTATCATCTTACAGACAATCAACAGGTGTCATTAAATAAATTAAAAATTATATCAGAAGAATTACAAAATTATAAAAAAGAAAATGGTCTGGTGGATTTTCCAGACATGATAGAAAAATTTTTACAAGGTGGTGATACACCAAAACTAAGAGTTATGTTTGTAGATGAAGCACAAGATTTAAGTTTAATACAATGGAAGCTAGTAAAAAGAATAGAAGAATCCTCTACGGATTCTTTTATTGCCGGAGATGACGACCAGGGTATTTATAAATGGAATGGTGCACATGTAAATACTTTTATAAATTTAGAAGGAACAAGAGAGATATTAGAGCAATCACATAGGGTGCCACAAAAACCTTTTGAAATTGCAAACAAGATTATTAACAAAGTTAAGAACAGGGTAAGTAAAAAATATTACCCAAAAGAAAAAGAGGGATCTGTAAAACGTTGTCAAAGTTTACATGAAATAGATTTTACAGAGGGTAAATGGCTAGTGTTAGCTACAGCAAATTATATGTTAAGTGATATAGGTGATGTGCTAGATGAAAAAGGATTGTATTGGCAAAGAAGAAAAGCAACACCAAGAGTTAAAAACATATACGAAATTATACAAAAATGGAATGAGTTAAAGACTGGCATACCAATGCATTTTAACGATTGTAAAAAAATATTTAATAAAATGAATAAAAACTGGGACAAAAAATTATTTAAGGCTATGATTAAAGATCAATTCTATAGCATTGATGATTTAAAAGAAAAATATGGTTTACAGACAGAGGCAGATTGGAAAGAAGCATTAGATGAATTGGGTGACGAAGACATAAAAAAAATAATAAAACTAATGAAGACAGGAGAAGATTTAACTAGAGACCCAAGAATAAGTGTCTCTACAATACATGGAGTAAAAGGTAATGAAAGAGAGAATGTAGTTGTAACAACAGACTTGTCAAATGCAGCGTTTATTGATTATGAAAAAAATCCAGACGATACACACAGATTATTTTATGTTGCATGCACAAGAACAGAAAACAATTTATTTATAATCGAACCACAAAGGAAAAAAGCATATGACATCTAAAGTATGGGACAAACAACACGGAGGATCACACTACCAAAAATATAAAATTCAACCCAGCAAGTTTGTTGTTGAGAATGAGTTGTTATATCCGGAAGGGTGTGCTATAAAATATATAATAAGACATAGGGATAAAGGGAAGAAACAAGATTTATTGAAAGCAATACATTTTATAGAAATGATAATAGAGAGGGATTATGAAACAGATATTTAAACCACAAACAGAGTGGTTACCACCAGACTCTTTTCCTGATCTATCAAAATATAATGAGATAGCAATTGACCTAGAGACAAAAGATCCAGAATTAAAAACTATGGGATCTGGATCTGTAACAGGTAGAAGTAATATTGTTGGTATAGCTGTGGCTGTACAAGATTGGAAAGGTTACTATCCTATCGCACATGAGGGTGGTGGTAACATGGATAAAAACATGGTCTTAAAATGGTTTCAAGATGTTTTAAATACAGATTCTTTAAAGATATTTCATAACGCCATGTATGACGTATGTTTTATACGTGCCGCAGGACTTAAAATTAACGGAACCATTGTAGATACCATGATTGCTGGCTCTCTCGTGGACGAGAATCGCTTTAGATACGATTTAGGCTCTATGGGTCGAGATTATGTGGGAATAGGCAAAAATGAGGCTGTATTAAAAGAAACTGCAGATATCTGGGGTGTAGATGCTAAATCAGAAATGTATAAATTACCTGCCATGTATGTGGGTGAATATGCAGAACAAGATGCAGAATTAACTTTTAAACTTTGGCAAGAAATGAAAAAAGAAATTATTAGTCAGGATATAGAAGATATTTTTAATTTAGAGACTGAATTATTTCCTTGCCTTGTTGATATGCGTTTTTTAGGTGTACGTGTAGATACCCAAGCAGCGCATGAATTGAAACAGCAATTACTAGCAGAAGAAAAACAATGCCTGCACAAAGTAAAAAAAGAAACATCAATAGATGTTCAAATATGGGCTGCACGTTCAATAGAGAAAGTCTTTCAAAAATTAAACCTACCATATGACCTAACCGCAAAAACAAACTCTCCATCATTTACTAAAAACTTTCTGCAAAACCATCCACATCCATTGGTGAAGTTGATAGCTCGTGCTAGAGAAATAAATAAATCTCATACTACTTTTATTGATACCATATTAAAGCATCAACATAAAGGTAGAATACATGCAGAAATAAATCAAATTAGATCTGATAGTGGTGGTACAGTAACCGGTAGATTTAGTTACAACAATCCAAACTTACAGCAAATACCAGCACGAAACAAGGAACTTGGACCACGAATTAGAAGTTTGTTTATACCTGAAGAAGGTTGTAAGTGGGGGTGTTTTGATTACTCACAACAAGAACCACGTCTTGTTACACACTATGCTAGTCTTGATGGACTCTATGGTGTGGATGAAGTATTAAATGCATACAATGAGGGTGAAGCAGACTTTCATCAGATTGTATCTGATATGGCTAACATACCTAGATCACAAGCAAAAACAATTAATCTTGGTTTGTTTTATGGTATGGGTAAAAATAAATTACAAGCAGAGTTAGGTGTGTCCAAAGAAGATGCAGAAAGTTTATTTAGAACTTATCATGACAAAGTGCCATTTGTAAAAATGTTAATGGAAAGTGTTATGCGTAGAGCACAAGATAAAGGTCGTGTTAGAACTTTACTTGGTCGTAGGTGTAGATTTAATTTATGGGAACCAAACCAGTTTGGCATACATAAAGCATTGCCTCATGAAGAAGCACTCGCGGAACACGGACCAGGGATCAAAAGAGCTTTTACATACAAAGCATTAAATAAATTAATACAAGGATCAGCTGCTGACATGACAAAAAAAGCTATGGTTGATTTGTACAAAGAGGGTATCATACCGCATATACAGGTTCATGATGAACTTGATATATCTGTTAATAACAACGAAGATAAAATAAAACAAATTATGGAATCGGCTGTTGACTTAGAAGTACCAAACAAAGTAGATTATGAATCTGGTCCTAACTGGGGCCAAATAAAATGATAAATTATGGCTTACTTAAATGCAAATATTCCTGTAGAATACGCACAAATAAAAAGGGAGTATTTATATGATCTTAAAAAACATCATGGCGAAGTTGAAGACTGTATCATCTTTGGTGTCACCTGCATTACAGGACGTGCCCTCTTATTTCATGCAATCATGGAAAACGGTGCAATATTTTATCGCCTGCCAATTAGCGCGTTTATTCAACGTGGCTTCAAAGCAGAAGACGTACCGAGCAGAAGACTTGATGAATTACAGCTTTGGAATTCTTTTAGCTATTATCCTGCTGTTACTAGTTGGGATATTTTAGAATCACAATCAGGCAAATACATTGGTAAAGATAAGCAATGGCACTACGGTAAATATTTATTTACTGTTGACTTTGCACATCCAGAGCCTAATATACTTGACACTGATCATTCAGAGATTCCGCATGAACATAAGTGCGCACACGTATTGGCATTAAATGATGGCAATTACGCAGCTCAACCTAACAACAGGTTAATTTGGGATATACCATCATTTACGGTAAAAGACCAAGTGCCTGATTGGAAGGTTCAAACTAATTACTGGAACGTAGAAGATACACAACAGTGGCGAACAGAGGACACTGACAACTTCTTTTACGAGATAGAGGAAAAGAAAAAATGAGGTGTGGCTATGGATTACAGATTTACAGCAATATTAATAATATTGTTTTGTTTACTAGCTATTTTTGTGCGTCCAAGTCAACAGGGTCCATTGAAACTTGAGTTAAAAGAATATATAATTCCGCCACCAAAACCAAAAATAAATGAGTAAAAAACCTTTAAATATATCTGAAGAAGCAGCCGTGCAAATGCCAATGAAGACGGTAGCGTCCTTAATAATTATCGTAGCATTAGGCACAATGGGTTATTTTCAAATCATAGAACGTTTAAATGTTGCGGACACTCGTATACAGATAATGGAAAAGGACCTGGAAGAGAATACAGAGTTTAGAATCAAGTGGCCGCGGGGTCAACTTGGTTCGCTTCCCGCCGATTCCGAGCAGTACATGATGATCGAAGATCTTTATAAGACTACTGATAAGTTAAACAAACATATTGAAAACATGGCACTAAACAAAGTGAACATAGAATTTTTAAGAAAACAAATGGACAAAGTATTAGAAGATATTGAGTCATTAAAAGACGATGCAAGAGATATGCACTACAAGAATGGTAATGGTCAATGATAGAGTCTGTAGTAGGATTGTTGATGTTTATAAACGGAGAGATTAAGGAACACCGTATACAAGAATCAATGGCTGCATGTCTTCGTGCCCGACGTGTAGCAGAAAGAGAGTACAACCCTAACGTGTCTTATAAATGTTGGAAGGGTGAAGCAGAAACAGAGATATACTTAGGTGAAAAGTCAATTAAAAAAATCCATCTCAAATAAGATTGCAAAAAAATTAAAAGATAGACGTTACCATCAGCGTGTGGTACGATCTAAAAAAATTTATGACAGGAAAAAAATTCAAAGTAACGGCAGAGATAGTTAACGGTATATGTCCTACATGTGAAGAATACACACCGCTAGTAGGATTAACAAAACAATTTTTTAGATGTTTAACATGTGGTTCTGATTTAGAACAAAAAGTAAATGGTGTTATAAGTTATATACCTCACCTATCTAAAAACTCATTGCAATCAAAAGTAGATCAATATTTCGAAAACGATGGCTAGACAAAAATTTATACACTTTGTTCCACGTCCAAAACCTCGTAAAAGACCAGGCAGACACACAAAAAACCTAAATAAATCAAAGAAAAGATCGTATAAAAAATACAACCGACAAGGCCGTTGACAAATACTTTTAAATGACTATCCTATAGTCATGAAAGAAAAAACTATAACAATAAAAACAAACGAAATATCTCAACGACAATACTCAACACTGTTGTTGGAATTAAATATAATGAAACGACAATGGAAGTCTTATGGTGTAGATATACAGCTGTCAGCTCCTAGTTTAAAAAAGATAATAGCTTTGGGTACAACTAATGGATCTGATACTACTAAACGACGGATTGTATAATCTGGTATCTGTCACAAAAGAAATGTTGGATGGAATAGTGTTGACAAACGACGTTAATTGTTTTGATTTATGTGATATTGTACGATTGAAACTAACAACTTTTGTTGATAGTCTTAACGCACATGTAATGAACGATGATAGTGGATATTTTTTTGGGTGTATGTGTAACTAGTCTTTTTATTCTACCCGCAGTTATTTTACTGTGGATGTGGAATAAAGAAACACCTACCCTAAAGAGGGAAAAATAAGGGTAGGTAATGGTGAGAAGATTTCTCGCCATAACATAATTTAGCCATATTGTCAAATGCTGTCGATGGGTGTGCAAGTAAATTTAATATACATGCCGTATTTATTAATATCCTCACGACCTATTTCTTCTAATTTTTTAATAGCTTCGTTATACCCAAAGTGTAGGCAATCGTATTTAGTTCTAAATGTTTCAGGCCAATTAAAAGGAGGCATGCAGTCTCCAGCAACACTTGAACAAATTATTAAACTCATTAAAATTTTCATTGACAATCCTATATTATCACCTATATTACAGCTATTAAATTATGAAAGGAAACGATTATGACTGATATGTCAAAGTACAAAAATGTTTCACTAACAAAAGAAACATATGCTATTTTAGATAAGTTATCAAAGATATTATTGCCCGATGCTAAATTGTCTGTAGCAAAGACAATAGAATCATTAGCAAATGAGAAAGCGAGAAAACTAAATGGCAAAATTAAAAAAAGCTAGAGTCAAAGTTCATATCTGTGAAACGTGTCACGGTAATGGATATGTTAGAGTTGCAAAACTTGATGGTGATCCTGCACTAGATTTTAGAGATAGAAGTGAAGTGCATCAATGTTGGGATTGTGATTCGGAAGGAGAATTTTATGAAGTCGATGATATGGGTTGGATTGATGATGGTACTTCTAACAGCGTGCACTAGATTTGAGTTTGACGGGTTTGATCCTGCAACTGCAACTGTGAGATGGATTATAAAAAGTAACGAGTTGAAAAGGACCTCCGTCCATGTAACGCCTAGCGCTAGCCTCTGTACGGCAACCGAAGAAGCGGTAAGTAACCGTGGAGGTGTGGAGCCTTTGCCGCCATGCGAGTACGTGCACGGAAAGCATGGGGGTTGATATGATTAGTGAAGTAGATGCTGCATACATTGCAGGACTTTTTGATGGTGAAGGTAATATTTACCACAAACAAGTAATGAAGAGAAGAAAACCAGTAGAAAAAGCTTATCCAACATGGGAAGTGCGTATGGAAATAAGTATGACTGAAAGATCAATTATACATTGGATACACGAAACTTTGGGTGTTGGAACGTTTGCTAAAAAACCACCTGGTAAAGGACAGTTAGGTCGTAAGATGCAATACAGATGGAGATGTGGATATAGAGATGCATACTATGTTTGTAAATTAATATGGCCTTTTGTTCATGTAAAATTACCAAAGGTTCAAAAAATTTTAGAACACTATGCAAACGATGATTTAGATGATAAGATAATAAACTTGAAAGATTATAAAAGATGGAAAAGAAAATAGACATAAGATACATAGCAGGTTTTTTTGATGGTGAGGGTTGTATAACGTTTTCTAAAATTATGAAATATAACCCAACAATGAAAAGACGTTATCCTTGCACTACAATTAGAATGGAAGCTACAAATACTGATTTTAAAATAATTAAAGATGTGTTTGGTTATTTTAATATAGGTCATGTGATTCCAATCAAACCTAGAAAGAAAGGATACAAAAAACAATTACGTTGGCAGTTAACTCATAGACAAGCTGAAAAGGTTATAAGACGTTTATTACCTTACATGCGTGAAAAGAATAAAATTAAACAAGCTAAAAAAGTTTTACAGTATTACGATGAAAGGGACATGGTATGATGTTAAAATTTTATTTATGGGTAATGGGTTGGTCCGGTACGTTAAGTGCGTGGGCTTTTAGAAAACAAGCTGCGATTGTAAGAGAACATAATCGTAAAGAAGAAGAGGAATATTTAAAGGAGTTAAAAAAGAAACTATGACAGATAAAAATACAAAAATATCAGTGCACACTTATAACTGGGGACCATGCGTTATTAAATTAAAAATATTAGATGATTTTAAAAACATTTTGTTGGAAGAAGCTAAAAAGACAGAGTTAGACTTTCAACATAGACTAGCAGGACAAATTGCAAACGAACGTGGGTATAGTGAAGAACAAAGACATAAGATTATACCACACTTATCACCATATCTAGGTGTATACGATGAAGCGTTTCAAAGGTTTCAAAACAAACGATATGATAGTAAACCAGAATATGTATTGACTGCGTTATGGGCTAACTTCCAACGTCAATATGAATTTAATCCACCACATGACCATGATGGTAAATTATCGTTTGTAATATATTTATCAATGCCAGAACCATTAGCGAAAGAAAACGAAGCATACAAAGGTAAAAGCTGTGGACCTGGAGGCATACAGTTTATGTATGGTGATGGACCTAGAAACTGTGTAACTTATCAATCATACTTTCCAAAAGACGGAGATATGTTTATTTTTCCTGCATGGTTAAAACACTGGGTAATGCCATTTCATTCTGATTGTGTGAGAATATCTGTATCAGGTAATGTGCATGACTCTGCGCCATTGAATCAGATTAAGAAAGGTGGTTTGAAAAAAGAATGACGTTTGGTTTTGGATTAGGTATGTTTGGATATAGTATGGTTTGTTTAATCATAGGTTTAACGATAATTTATTTTGTTATAAAAAATATAAAATGAAAACAGTCAAAAATTTTTTACCAAAAGATTATTTTAAAGACATGCAAAAAAAGATAATGAGTGATCATGTTGTACCTTTTTATTTTAACTCACATGTTGCAGAAGATAGAGAGGGATATAACATAGATAATTATTACTTTACCCACAATGTTTATGATAAAAATTTACCAGGCAGTAATCTGTTTGATTTATTTGTGCCCATGCTAGAACTTATTGAATGTAAAAGTTTAATTAGAATCAAGGTAAACTGTTATCCGAGAACGACAAAACTATTTCATCATGCACCACATCGTGATTATGATTATTCTCACAAGGCCATGATACTTTCATTAAATACATGTGATGGTGGCACTGAAGTTGGTGGTAATTTTGTGGAAAGTATTGAAAATCAAGCATTATTCTTTGATGCTAGTTTGGGTCATAACAGTACTACTTGCACAAATCAAAAGTGTAGATTTAATATAAACGTAAATTATTTTTAAAATTATGATGAGTGATAAAGACATAGAGGAATACCACAACATTGGTAAAGCTATCAAGCACAATGCGAAATACACCTATGTCGATGCATCACGGATCGAGGAACAAGGATCACGGCTCTATGATGTAAATGGTGCTAGACTTCCTAGTGTAACTACTATATTGGGCAAAACCAAAGATCAAACATTTTTAAAAGATTGGATAGCGAAAAAAGGTGAAGCCGAAGCAGAACGAATCAAAAACTTATCTAGTAATAGGGGGACAGCTATGCACAAATTCTTGGAGCACTATATCCTCGGAACTGGCTACGATGATCTTACAGCACTCGGACAGGAGGCGAAAGCCATGGCCGAAAAAGTTATTGAAGTGGGTCTTGCACCCGTTGAAGAATATTTTGGTTCGGAAGTTACGTTATACTATCCGGGTCTATACGCAGGTTCAACAGACCTTGTCTGTTTACACAACGGTCGTGAAACTGTTGTTGACTTCAAGCAAGCTAACCGTCCAAAGAAGA